AATCGGCACCATTTTTTCAAATGTTGTCTAATGCAGGAATGGACAGGTTTGGTTTCGCTCAGACCTCTGACGCACAACAGGGTGTTAATTTCAAAACCAAAGAAGTGGTTAATATGTTCGATGCTGGTATCATAGACCCATTCAAAGTTGTACGCCTTGCCTTAGAATCAGCCGTTCACATTGCCTCGACATTAGTAACCACAGAAACAGCTATTGTAGCTGAAGTAGATGAAAAACTTCATTAAACTATATAAATGGAACCGTACCGATCATAATCCAAAAAGTGTTTTCTACCACGACCCAAATAAATGTTATAACTATAAAACAGACACCTGTATGTGTGGTCGAGAATCAGGGTTTCATAACCAGATTAGACCAATACATGACTAATGATAAACAATACTTTTCTATCCTTCAGTGGATAGTCGAAAACAATATCGTCAATGAGAAGAGAGAGCCATTTGACTTCTATGATAGACCGTGGCTATTAGATATTCTCTGTGATTGGAATCCAAACATTGTTCTAACTGCTTGTGCTCAGGTAGGAAAATCAGTCTCATTCTCAATCAAATCACTCTTTGCAATCAAGCACCTCCACTTCAACTGTATCTACACAATGAGTTCAGACTCAGACGTGAATGAGTTTGTATCATCTAAATTCAATAAGATAGTTCAAGCCAATAACCACGAGTTTGAGGGAATGGCAACAGACAATGTTGAACGCAAGGAGTTTAATGATAGGTTTATATTCTTCAAGGGTACGAACTCAAAGACCGCAGCTATCTCTACCACAGCCGATGTACTTATCCACGATGAGATTTCTCGCTCAGACCAGGGAGCTATTGAGACATATAAATCACGCACTAAAGCAAGTAAATACAAAGGACGCTGGCTCTTTTCAAACCCAGGTAGCGAAAGAGACGAGCTTGACCTTGCTTGGCATAAATCAGACCAGAAAGAATGGGTGATTACTTGTCCACACTGTAAAGATGAACATTTCCTGGTATTCCCAGAAAGTATAGACATGGATACCAAGCAGTACATTTGTAAGGCGTGCAAGAAGCCTATTGATGATGATGTGCGTAGAAATGGTAAGTGGGTAGCTCAAAAGCCAGATAGTAAGAACTCCGGCTATCACATTTCCCACCTTATGTGTCCGTGGATAAAAGCAGAGGAAGTTATCGAAGATTCTCAAGGAGACCCTGGGTATTTCAATAACTTCGTGCTCGGTAAAGCATATTCTCCAGGTGATTTACAGGTATCTAAAGCTACTCTCTTGGATATATGGACACCAAAAGACCTAACTACAAATAATATATTTCTTGGTGTAGACGTAGGTAACATAAAGCACTACGTTATACGTTCAGAGAAAGGTTTGATAAAGATAGGTAGATTTTCTAAATGGAGCGAGTTAGACGATATTATCTCGTTCTGGCAACCGAAGGCAGGTGTTATAGATGCTATGCCAGACAATACAGCCTCTAAACATTACGTCGATACATATCCGTGGATGAAGATGTCATTCTTTATGGAGAACAACAACAATCCACAAACAATCGTGTGGTGGGGCGAAGGAGACAAGAAGGGAATTGTATATTCTCACCGAGACAGGATTCTCGATAGAATGCTTACCGATAAGCTAGAAGCAAAGCATTTAATAGGTGTAACGCCAGACAAGGAGTTTACTTTGTATATAAAGCATTTTGAGACCCTAAGGAGAGAAAAAGTGGTAAATAATAAGGGAATTGAGCGGTATGTGTGGGAATCAACAACAGGAGAAGACCACTACGTATTTGCTGATTTATATGCTTATTTAGCCATGCTTGGTGAAGGGGCTGGGTCATTCTTTACCGAAGCAACTGAAAGCGACAAGAAGTCGGTGCTTGGTGCTGATAATATTTATGACGTGTCTAATATGTTTATAGAAAACAATTATGGAAACTGAAGTAACAGTATTTTTAACGGAAGAGGACGCTAAAAAGTTTATCTTGTTCCAGAAGTATTTTAAGATGTTTAATTTTCTTTTAGAAAAAAAGGTGTTTGAACAACGTGGAGCCAATATTACATTAAGTATTGACAAATATGGTGTTTTACATCGTATTTCAAGACAAGATACTCTTTATGATATGAAATCAGAATTTGACAATGTGAATGAAAAAGTGTTGTAATGATATGCACATGTTTGACAATTTGCAAATAGTATACCAGTTGGTATAATGAAACTATAATTAAATAATTAATCTCATATTACAGAGAAAGTAGCCCGCAAGGTTGCTTTCTTTTAGTTACATGGCGAGAGTAGACATTTCAAAACTCGATGATACGCAATTAAATGCCCTAGTTAAGAATAGATGGGATTCTTCAAGCTCTGTTTGGGATACAATTGAACGAGTCTATAAAGTTAATACATCTATTTACGAAAATAAACCTGCGTGGCTAGACAAC